CTGATTTTCTGTATGGTCGGTATGGCGAACATTCTGGACGTGAATATTCTGGGTGAAGGCAGCGTTTTGAGAACGGCTGTCATTTTCTTTTATCTGTCCAATGAAGGTGTATCCATGCTGGAAAACTGCGCCCATTTGGGTCTGCCCATCCCCGAGCAGATGAAGAATGTACTGGCACAGCTGCATGACCGGGAGGACGAATAATGGCTTTCTCTAACAGCCCCCTCGTAAGTTTCACCCGGATCTCCCCCAACCGCACCCAAGGCAGAAATCATGCCATTGACACCATCACCATTCATTGCGTGGTGGGTCAATGCTCGGTAGAATCCCTGGGTGCGGTTTTTGCCACCACGGAGCGGCAGGCATCCTCCAACTATGGTGTCGGCTATGATGGCCGGATTGGTATGTACTGCGAGGAGAAAGACCGCTCCTGGTGTTCCTCCAACCGGGAAAATGACCACCGGGCGATTACCATCGAAGTTGCCTCCGACACCAGTCATCCCTATGCCGTTACCGATGCCGCCTACAATGCCCTCATTGATCTGTGCGCTGATATTTGTAAGCGCAACGGTATCCGTCAGCTGCTGTGGAAAGCGGATAAGAGTCTCATCGGTCAGGTGGACAAGCAGAACATGACCGTCCATCGGTGGTTTGCCAATAAGGAATGCCCCGGTAAGTATCTGTATGACCGCCACAGCGATATTGCCGCAAAGGTCAATGCCAAGCTGGGAACTGAGGTTGAGGAAGCACCCTCTGAACCGGCACCGGAGGTCAAGCCCCAGGAGTATCCGGAGATCCTGACCGATGGTGTGTACCGTGTCCGGGAAACCTGGGAGAATGCCAAATCTCAGGTCGGTGCATACCGCATCCTTTCCAATGCCAAACGGCGTGCGGATCAGTATCCCGGCTACCGGGTGTATACCGATGACGGCGTTGCTATCTATCCTGCGACCGACGATCCTGTCCCGGAGCCGGATGAAGAGCATCGGATTTATACCGTTAAGCGCGGCGACACCCTGTGGGAGATCGCCAAGGCTGAACTGGGCAATGGCTCCCGGTACACCGAAATCAAGGAACTGAACAATCTGACCTCCAACACCATTTATGTGGGTTGGAAGCTGAAGATCCCCAACTAACCCAAACCCCTCGGAGTGCTTGTGCTTCAACGCTCCGGGGGATTCTTTTTTATCCACTATGGGTGACATTTTAAGGAGGTATACCCATGACAGACTACGAGCGCAGGCAAATCGAAGAACTCCAGCACGCCGGTTTTGGTTATAAGAAAATCGCAACTGTCTTGGGGTTACCTATCAACGGTGTCAAATCCTACTGCCGTCGGCATCCGGTAGTTACGGTTGCTTGCCTACAATGCGGAACTCTGGTAGCCCAAACACCCCACAGAAAACAGAAGAAGTTCTGCTCGGATAGATGCCGGATAAAATGGTGGAATGCCCACCGGGATCGTGTCAACCGAAAAACCTTTCACGGCTGCGTCTGCCGGAACTGCGGAAAAGAATTCCAGTCCTATGGTCGGGATCGGATCTTCTGCTGCCGTGAATGCTACTACGAATATAACCGCCGGGAGGTAATGAACAATGGATGAGTACAGAAACAACCTGATGTGCTACCAGGCTACTATGGCTGTAGTCAACAGTATGCTCACCCAGGGGATCATCGATCAGAAAGAGTACCGTAAAATTGATACAATCATGACCAAACGGTACGGCATATCTTTGGGTACTATATTTGCCCAGGAAGTTCCGAATTAAGTGGATATTACCGCAATTTAGAGGTAATATGTCACACTACAAGGAGGAAATTCCATGGAAAGAATCATAAAAAGAACCAACTTTCCCATTCCTGCACAGCCCAAAGCAAAGCGTGTAGCCGCCTACGCAAGAGTGTCTAGCGGCAAAGATGCCATGCTGCATTCCTTATCCGCCCAGGTCAGTTACTACAGCGAAATGATCCAAAACCACAAGGGCTGGCTTTACTGTGGCGTGTATGCTGACGAGGCCATCACCGGGACCAAGGACAGTCGAGATAATTTTCAGCGGCTGCTGGCAGAGTGCCGAGCCGGGAAGATAGACATGGTGATTACCAAGTCCATTTCCCGCTTTGCCCGCAATACTCTGACCCTGCTGGAAACCATTCGGGAACTGAAAAGTTTGGGGGTGGATGTTTATTTTGAAGAGCAGAACATCCACTCCATCAGCGGCGACGGTGAACTGATGCTGACCATCCTGGCATCCTACGCACAGGAAGAAAGCATTTCTGCAAGCGAAAATCAGAAGTGGCGCATCCGATCCAACTTCAAAGAAGGGCTTCCCTGGAACGGTACAGTCCTCGGTTATCGGATTGAAAACGGGGTTTATGTACCGCAGGAAAACGAAGCGGAAATTGTCCGGCTCATCTTCGACTGCTGCCTGCAGGGCATGGGCGTTTACAAAATTGCCAAGACCCTCAATGAGGCAGGCATACGGACCCGGAAAGGAAATCTATGGTGTCAGCAGTCGGTACGGAAGCTACTACGCAATTATGCGTACACCGGAAACCTTTTGCTACAGACCTCGTATGTGGAAGATCCCGTTGGTAAAAAGAAGCGCGTGAATACTGGTCAGCTTCCCATGTATCATGCAGAGGGGACCCACGATGCCATTATTCCCACAGCCGACTTTCAAGCGGTACAAGAAACACTTCGGGAGCGTGCGGAACACTACGGGCATACCGCTGATCCCACAATCATATACCCTTTCCGGGGCAAGCTGGTCTGCCAGGGTTGCGGCAAAAACTACCGCCGGAAGGTTGCCCGCCGGGGACCCATTTGGATCTGTAGCACCTTCAATACCAAAGGGAAACAATTCTGCCCCAGTTCAAAAGCCATCCCGGAGGACACCCTTATGGCTACCACGGCACAAGTCCTGGGTAGCGACACCTTTGATGAGGCTTTATTTTTGAAGCGGGTGAAGCAAATCCTGGTGGGGACCGGCAACAGCTTGACCTACATTTTTTATGACGGTCACACGGTTACCACCACATGGCAGGATCGCTCCCGGAGAGAAAGCTGGACGGCAGAGAAGAAAGAAGCCGCACGGCAGACCGCTTTACAGCATGAATGCTGTGAACGGGATGCAGCTGGAAAGTTCCTAAAGAAAACCCACACGAAGGAGGAAGTGAAATGAGCAGAGCAGCAAAAGCGGTCACCGTCATTCCCGCCACCATAAATCCCTTGACGAGGATGTCCACCACCACGGTCAGCAAGCGCCGGGTAGCAGCCTACGCACGTGTTTCCACCGACAGCGATGAGCAGTTCACCAGTTACGAGGCACAGATTGATTATTACACCCAGTACATCAAGAGCCGTCCTGAATGGCAGTTCGTAAGGGTCTACACCGATGAAGGCATCTCCGGCACCAACACCAAGCACCGGGATGGTTTTAATGAAATGGTCGCCGATGCCCTTGCCGGAAGGATAGACCTGATTGTGACCAAGAGCGTGTCCCGGTTTGCGAGAAATACCGTGGACAGCCTTACCACCGTCCGTAAGCTGAAGGAGCATGGCACGGAGGTTTTCTTCGAGAAGGAAAACATCTACACCTTTGACAGCAAGGGTGAATTGCTCATTACCATCATGTCCTCCCTGGCACAAGAAGAAAGCCGATCCATCTCAGAGAACGTCACATGGGGTCAGCGGAAACGGTTTGCTGACGGAAAGGTCAGCCTCCCTTACAAGCATTTCCTTGGCTACCGGAAGGGTGAGAATGGATTGCCGGAAATTGAGCCGGAGCAGGCTGCTGTTGTGAAGCAAATTTATGCCATGTTTATCAGCGGAAAAACAATATCTGCCATTGCCAAAGCACTCACAGAGGAAGGCATTCCCAGCCCCTCCGGGAAACCCAAATGGAGTGCCACAACGGTGGAGAGCATTCTTACCAACGAAAAATATAAGGGCGACGCATTGCTCCAGAAAGCCTTCACGGTAGATTTTCTGACCAAAAAGCAGAAAAAGAACGAGGGTGAAGTTCCTCAGTATTATGTGGAAAACAGCCATCCTGCCATTATCGATCCACGAGAATGGGAAATGGTGCAGACAGAATTTAAGCGGCGAAAAGCCCTGGGCAGAAAGTACAGCGGAAACAGCGTCCTTTCCTCCCGTGTGATTTGCGGCGACTGTGGTGACTTCTACGGCCCCAAAGTATGGCACTCCACCGATGCTTACCGCCGGGTAATTTGGCGGTGCAATCATAAATACGGCAACGGAAAGCGGTGCAGCACTCCCACGTTGGATGAAGATACGATCAAGTGCCGGTTCCTGGATGCTTTCAACATTCTGGTCGGTAATAAAGATCGCATCCTCGCAGACTGCCGAACCATCCAGTCCTGCTTAACAGACTGCACCGCCATCGAAGCGGAAATTGACTCCCTGCTGGCAGAGATTGCGGTAGTGACCGAACTAACGGAGCGTTGCATTGAGGAAAACAGCCGGAATGCACAGGATCAGGCAAGCTACCTCGCCCGGTACAACAATCTGGTGGATCGATATGACACTACCAAGGCCCGGATTGAAGCCCTCCAGGATAAGAAGGCCCAACGGCAGCAGAAAGCGGATCTGATCGGTGGGTTTATGTTTGAACTGCATGAGCAGGACGGTTCCATCACAGAGTTCCGCAATCGGCTCTGGTATTCCACGGTGGATACCGTGACCGTCCACGCTGATGGGCGCCTGGTTTTCCGATTCCTGAATGATATGGAAATCATTACAACCGTATAAGAAAAAACAGTAAGGCCGCAAGGTAGTACGCACTCTTAGGTGGTACGATCCTTGCGGCCTTATTTTTTATAAATTGGGGATTGCATCATTCCGGGGTGTATTCCGGGTATTTCTGCAAATATGCTGTCATGGCATCCTCCATGAATTTACGACGAGCCGGAGGTTCTTTCTTGGCCTGTGCTGCCCAGGATCGCCATACTTGTTTCTTTGCTTCTATTTCTTCCGGGGTTTCCTGCAAATCGG